TTTGCGCAACGCGCTGAAGCTGGCGGCTACAACGGGGAAGTAGTAGAGGCTTTCGCAGCAACAATGCCGGAAGGGGTGAAGCTGTACCCGTACTGGGTGCCAGTGCTGTGCGATGTGATTGCCCGGCATGAGCCCGTCCGCGTGATTAGCTTCTCGGTGCCCAGAAGCCACGGGAAGACGCTCCTAGCTGCTTTGCTGGCCGGATGGGTGCTCAGAGACCCTGACCAGGACAAACTCGTCGTAAGCGCTGCTACAGCCCTTGCTCAGGCCCGGTTATCAGTTGAGGCTTTGGCGACTATCCATTACCCAGCGGACGGCAAGTCATCGCCCTGGCGCGCTAGGCTGTCGAACACCCAACCGGTGCTACGGCACGGCAAGGGTAGGTTCCTGCCCGTAGCCCGCGACCCTCGACGCGCTGACGGCATTACACCAGCCCTCGTTCTGGCCGACGAGGCAGCTCGGCTGGAAGGTGAGTACCTAAGTAGGTTGATGACAGCGGCTACTAAGACGCCCGAAGGGCGTCTGCTTATGACTACAACTGCTGACGATGACCTTAGCCTGCCTTGGGCGGGCTGGCGGCAAGAAGCTGAACAACAACTGCTAGACGGGCGTTTGCGCAAGGACTGGGCCGTCCACCACTGGGCCTCGGACGCTGGAGCCGACATCCACGACCCGCGCCAGTGGCGAAAGGCTAACCCTCAACTGTGGGTCGAGGGCGGGCACATCACGGAAGGATCAATCAGGTCTGAACTAGCCTTCCTTGGCTCAAGGCCGTCAGGCATTGAGGAGTTCAGAACGCAGCGGCTGAACCTGCCTGGCGGCAGCCTGGCTTCCGTTGGAATTGATCCAGCGGTGCTGGAGCGAGCCCGCTTTGATTGGAAGCTTGAAGACATGACAGGCCGACGGGCATGGGCCTTCATTGACTTTAGCCTCGGCAGCGTTGTGGGCGCTCGAGCAGACTTGACAAGCGTTGCGGTGGTAGTGGACGGCGGCGAGTGGGGCCTGCTTCGAACGTGGTCCTTTACCTGTGGCGAACTGGACGCTATGCGCCAAAACCGGCCGTGGCTGCACGACATGGTGCAAAGGGGCGAGATACACTGGAATGACGGTCAACTAGTCGATTTCGACGCCGTCGAGGCGCTGATGGCTAGCCTTAAGGGGTTGCAGCTTGAGGCAGTCGGCGTCGACGAAGTTGGCTGGACTCAAAATTGGGTCCGGCAGGTGCTGATTGAGCGGCTAAACCTACCCGTTGAGGCCCGCAGCCAATCGCTGAAAGAGCAGGCACCAGCCTGGGCGACTTTTGTAGCGCTGCTGCGCCAGCGCGCGTTGCGGTTTCATGATGACCCAGTGCTGTTGCACCAGTTGCGGCACGCTGAAACCAAGACCTATGACGGCGGCCTAGTGAAGTTATACAAGCGGGACGGGCAGAACATTGACGCACTGGTAGCAGCATGTAACGCAGCGCGTCTGTATGAGCTGCGCGGCCGGGCCAACCAGTGGATCGCGCCTAGCGGCGTGATGACCATTTAACGGACACTGCGGTACCTAGACCGTTCAGTATGTCCGGATTTTGGAGGATCAACTGCATCAAACTGGTTTCAAGGATCCTGATCTTTGTTTCTGATAGTCCCAGTTCATACACGACGTTGATCATCTCAAGCAGCTCGTGAACTAATGACGAGTAATACGGGATACCTTTCAAGTCTTTCGACAGGGTTATCCGAGGGGTAGGGAAATAGAAGAACTGCCCGAACTCATCCTTTGGCATATCAATGCGTTCGACGGGCACAAGGTAGGGTGACCACTTGATATCCATGTCCGCATCTTAGCGGACAAACGGAATATCTCAGAATGTGACAAAAACTGTCGCGTTCGCCTATTGACAGAATAAACGGTTACTCAAAATAGGGTTGGCGTGAGCCTTCTATCACGCCTACGACGTTATTTCATTGGTGGCTTTGATGCCTCCATGCTCGTCGATTCAACGAGCGTCGGCGACATCGAGGCCCTGCCCGGCGTGCAACGAGTCATCGAGGGCGTTGCAAGCATGCTGGCAAGCGTCAGCCTATGCGTTTACGACTACGACGACCAAGAAACTTACCCGGCAGCCTTGACGCTGCTGACTGGCCGGGCGACCGAAATGGTCAACGGCTGGGACTTGCGCCGATGGCTGGTTACCGAGTCATTCACCCAGGGCAACGCTTACGCCTACCTCGCTCGAACATACAACGGCGAGGTAGCCGAACTTATTCCGATTGACCGGGGGCGGGTGACGATTGACTGGTCGGCTAACCCCTACCGCTACCTGCTGGACGGTCAAGCAATTAGTTCAGCCGACCTTATTCACATCAAGTCTGGCTACAGCCGGTGGGCGTTTATCGGTGAAAGCCCGCTTGACAAGTGCCGGACGCAGCTGGAACTAGTTGCAAACCTTGACAACTGGGCAGCAACTATGGCGGCGTCTGGTTCGACGCGCCGGTTGGCATTCACTTTCCCAACGCCAATAAGCGAGCAGGCCAAACAAAGCATCTTGTTGGCGTGGAAGGCTAAGCACGCCCGCAAGACTGGTGCAGGCGAACCACTGATTATCGACGGCGGCGGCAAGATCGAGGGCGTTAGCGGCTCGGATGACCTAGCAGCACTGACGGCCGCTCGGACGGCTGCTATGGGCGAAATCGCCCGGGCCATGAACGTGCCTCTGTCCTTTTTGGCTGCGACAGAAAGTGGCACACAGGTCACCCTAGAGGCCCAGCGCGCGCTAGTCGACCAAACCTTGCGCCCCTGGGCGCGGCGCATCGAGGCCGAACTCATGGCCAAGCTGCTGCCGGGCTATCGAGTCGAACACGACCTGCAAGAACTGCTGCGCGGCACGATGAAGGACACGGCCAAGGAGCTGTCCAAGCTTGTCATGGCTGGCATCCTGACTCCAAACGATGCTCGATGGTTCATCGGCATGCAGCCAGCTACTGACCTGATGGCCGACGAACTGACCATGAGGTTGGACACGGCAGCCGGTCAGGCCGAGGTCAATGGCGACCGCCAGGACGAGGAGAGCGAGAGTCCTGATGCAGATTGACCGGCGTAGCGTGCAGTGTCGGGCAGAGGTTGACGGCAGCACCGTCAGCGGGTTGGCCATTCCGTATGAAACGGAAAGCCAACCGCTTCCGTTTATTGAAACGATTGCAGGTGGCGCGTTTGCCGACGATCTCGGCAAGCGCAATGTTGCAATGTTGATTGAGCACGACGGCGGACGTGTGCTTGCCGACACTCGCTCAGGAACGCTGGTGCTAGAAGAAGGACAGCGCGGCGTTTCATTTAAAGCGCAACTCCCTGACACTCGCGATGGCCAGGACATGCGCGTCCTGCTGCGCGACGGGATTTACCAACACATGTCGTTTGGGTTTGTGGCGGAAAGGGACGACTGGCAGGGCAACCGCCGGACGGTCCTCGTTGCCCGACTCTACGAGGTCAGCCTTGTTCACACGCCCGCCTATGAGGCGACCGCGGCCGCGGTACGGGCGTTCACACACCACACCAGCCTCGTTGGCCGGTACTTGCGGCTGCGGATGGGAGCACTAAAAAATGACTCGTGACGCACTGACAGAGAAGCGCACGCAGCTTGTTGCTGCGTGCGAAGAATACGCAACGATTGCCACTGCTGACGCTGTTGCCAAGTTTGATGCAGCCGAACAGGAGATCCGAGCTATTGACGAGCAGCTCGAAGGCATGGCCGTGCGCAGCCGCCTGGACGCTATCAAGGCTAAGGGTAACCAGGTTGTAGCTCGACCTGAAAACCGAGCTCCAAACCGTGATGCCGAACTTGCCAAGTTCTTTTCCACTCGTGGCAAGGAAGGTAACGGCAATCTGGAACTGCGAACGACGCTGACCGTTGGCACCGCTGCAACGGCGGGCAACACCGTGCCGCAATCCGTCATGACTGGCGAGTTCGTCAAGTGGTTGGATTGGGGCGATCCAATTCGATCATTGGCAACCGTTCAAACTGTGCCAGCTAATCTGCGTTTACCAGTCATTGATAGTCGCACGTCTGTAACCGCAGCGGCTGAAGGCGCAGCAGCCACTGAGAGCAACTTCACCACCATCTTGAAAACGTTTAGCGCTTTCAAGGCCACGGCCTTTACTCCCGTGACAGAGGAACTGTTGTTCGACTCTGACATCGATGTAGCGGCCGAAGTTGTCGCGGACCACGCCCGCGCCCACGCCAAGTACCGCGCAGCGAAGCATGCTGTAGGTCAAGGCTCAACTGAAGAACGCGGGATTTTTTACTCCCCTAGCGACTGGCAGTACCAAGTATCAACTGGTGCTACTGCTACAGCTCCTGATTTTGATGACGTCATCAACCTTTACACACTAATGCCCACGCAGTACGCGCAAAACGGCAGTTGGGTGATGAATCAGGCGACCTGGGGCGCGCTTCTGCAACTCAAGGCCTCAACCACGGGGCACTACCTGTACGACGGCATGCAAGGAATGATGCTTCAGCAGGGAGCAGTTGGAACGCTGATGGGCCGCCCGGTTTACATCAGCGAGTTTGCCGACCCGTTCAGTTCGTCTTCCACCCGAAGCCTTATTTGGTTCGGCGACCTTTCTCGCGGTTACCGCATTGTTGACCGCAAGGAAGTTACGTTTATGGTCGACCCGTACAGCGCGTCTATCAACGGGATTACGCGCTTTATTTCGTCGATGCGCTCAGATGCACAGATTGTTGATAAGCGCGCTGGCGGCGTTATCCGCAATTCAGCTTAATTCGATGACCCCTTGGGCCGTAGCGGGGAAACCCGCTACTGGCCTTTTCTATGCCAGCACTGACGACTAGCGATGTAAAGAGCCACCTGCGCGTGTTCCATGCGCAGGACGATGCGTACATCACCAACATTCTGTTGCCAACCGCAACAGAAACGGTTGAGCGCATTACAGGCGTATCGGTGCAAGCTGCTCAACGCAGCTACCTCGTTTCGGACGAAGGCGACCAGTGGATTGTGTTGCCGATTCAACCGCACAACACTGCTGCTGCACTGACCCTCACATACACCGATGCAGCCGGAGTGGGCCAAACAGTCAACAATCCCACAAAGCACTTTTCGGGCGACCGGCTAGCAGTATTAATTGAAGAGGAATACAAGCGGCCAGTTCAGATCAACTGGACTACGGTCGTCGCCGACACGTACATCAACATGCTGGTGCTGCAATTGTGCGCCAGGCTGTATGCGGACCGGGGCGACAGCACTGGCGCGATTGAGGGCAAGGCCCAGCAAATGCTTACTGCCATGCTGAAGGAGAGGGTACTTGCATGACCCCTCGCGGCATGTTCCGGCACGAAATGGCTGTACAGAACTACAGCGCGTCTGTGGATTCGTATGGGCAGGGCACCAAGACATACAGCACCGTGGCCACAGTGCTGGGCTACATCGAGAACACGGACGGGCAGACTATTGATTCAGTTGACGTCACGAAAGGCCAAAGCACCTATCGGATCGTCATCCCATTTCTTGACGGGGTAACTACAAAAAGCCGCATTCTGCTGCGCGAGACGGGCAAGAGTGATCGCACGCTTGAGTTGACAGGCGTGGTTGATCCTGACTTGCGGCGCATGGAACTGCACATCCAAGCGCTAGAGGTGACAGCATGAGCTTCCGGCGCAATGTCTCGTTTAACACTCCTCAGCATTTGCGCAACTACGAAGCGTTCATGCGTCGGCAGCGCAACGCTGGAGAGAACCTGGGCCTAATGCGGACGGGCGCTAGCGCCCGGGCGCAGGATGCCTTCCTACGGGCTGAGAGAGTCTTTCACCAGTTGCCGGACCGAGTCAGCCGCAACGTTTACAAGCAGTTGCTACGACGAAGCCTGAAGCGGCTAGCGACCGCTTACAAGTCTGCTTGGCAAACCCATCCTGCGCAATACCCCAGCAGCAGCCCGCAGCCCAGTCTGCGCCGAGCAGCCAGCAGCGTTATCCAATCAATGGGCGATACCAGGGGACTGAAGACCACGGCACGCACTGGTATGCGCTACCGGCGCAAGCCGAGAAGCTATGTAGCGCCCATCGTCGACGCCAAGGGCCATTGGCGCATCAAACGGCACATCCAAAACGAGTTCCCTGCGCACGTCTTGAAAGACGATTTGGCAACTGTCATTGAACAGCAGTTTGACGAGCTTGTCCGCAAGGCCCGGC